TAGAAGGAAAGATAACTAAATCATTTGTGCCTGTTTCAAACCACCAACTCTCACTATTAAAAAGGTTGTATTCTTTAGCAGGTATTTTTATTTGTTTGTATTCTTCTTTAAAAAAATAAATTTTATCTTTTGTTTTATCAGCTTGTACATAAAACACACCAGATATAAAACTGTTAGGGTGTGCGTGTTTATGATGAAACTGACCTTCTTTTGTATAGTTGCACCATGACTGTGTAATGTAAGGCTCAACATTATTTTTAGGTTGATATATATTTTTAAAATATTCTTTTACAGACTTTTCTATAAATTGTTTTATTTTTTTCATTTCTTTGTTATTTAAAATATTTGTATCAATTGATGTTGTATTACCTGTATTACCTCTTGTCTTTTGTTCAGTTACAAACTTTATTTCTTTTTCTGTAATACCTTTGTGTTTAAAAAATGTAACCGCAGTCGGAAACAATGAATGAGTTATCAATTTAACGCACCACCGATTTTTCCTTGCATTTCTAGTATTTTATTTTCTTGGTCTTTTGTCCAAATAGTATTTATAGAATCTTCAAATTCTCGTGCTTTTTTTTGTACATCTCGAACTTCATCCATAGAAGGGCATGGTCTGTCATCATCCCATCGTGTAAATGTAGAATTAGAAATCTCCCACTTAGCACCTGGTCTTAACAACTCCATAGCACTATCAATCCCAGTAAGTCTATAAATTTTATCTTTTGGTTTTATTTCCAATTTACCTTCCTCCTTCATCTTACGAACCATCCCTAAATAATTTCCGTATGCACTCACAATATCTCCTATGCGTTCATAGTTATAATTACAATGCCAGAGCCACCTTGTCCTCCTACTCCATTACTCGAACCTGCTCCTCCTCCTCCACCAGTGTATGCAGTTCCGTCATCACCTGCTGTACCTGATGTTGTTGTTCCATTTCCACCACCACCTTTTTCGGAAGATGTTGAAGTACCTCCACCTAAACCTCCTCCAGTAAGATTGGCAGCAACAAAAACAGCACCACCTCCACCACCTGCATAGTAAACAGTAGCACCTGTAATATCTAAACCTGAGGCTGTTCCTCCATTACCTGTAACAGTTAATGCAGTAGCATTACCCCCTGGTCCATTTGCTCCACCACCGCCTCCAGATGGGTAGTTGCCTGCGTTTCCAGGGCCAAATCCTCCGTTAGTTCCTCCTGAGTTTCCTTGTGAAGTTGTAGTCTCGTGTGATTGTTGTCCTCCCGGAAGAGCAGTAGATGAACCTCCTGCCGGAGTGGTGTTATTAGAAGCACCAGAGCCACCACCCGAACCACCATTTGAACCAGGTCTGGTGTCACCACTTCCTGTTTCTGGCCCTCCACCACCACCTCCTGATGACGTTACCCCATTAAAAATAGAGTCATCTCCATTATTACCTGCAGTTGTGTTGTCACTAGAACCCGTAGTACCAGTTCCACCTCCACCTACTGTTATTGTGTATTCTGTACCAGAAGTAACAGACATTGCTGTACCTCTTCTTAGTCCACCTGCACCGGCTCCTCCAGAGGAACCTCCTCCTCCACCAGCAACTACTAAGTAATTTACAGAAGATACTCCAACAGGGCATTTCCATTTTGTTGTGCCTCTAAATATTAGTGGTGAACTTGTAGGTACTGTGTATTTGATAATAACTATTCCAGAGCCACCTTGTCCTCCAGTTCCTGTTGAACCAGACCCACCTCCACCGCCACCAAGATTAACTGTTCCTGCTGTTCCGTTGCTTGGATTAAGTGCTCCGTTACCACCTCCTCCTGCACCACCAGATCCTGCGGAAGTGCCTGCAGGTGCCTCAAAAACACTACCTCCACCTCCTCCTGCATAATTTACAGCAGCCCCAGTTATACTTGATGCTTCACCATCTCCTCCATCCCCTCCAGTGGTACTATTAGGGGCGGTTTGTCCTGCATCTTTAGCACCACCGCCACCACCACCTGCATATGGAGCACCAGTTATATTGTTTCCACCTGCTTTGCCTTGTACAGTTGTAGTTTCGTGTGGAGTTTGCTGACCTCCTGGAAGAGCAATAGCAGGGCCACCTAACCTTACAACTTCTGCTGAACCTGCCCCACCGCCACTACCTCCTTGTATTCCTGTTCCATCTCGATTAGCAACAGGGGATGTTGAAGGAACATTTGGTCCTAAGCTTGCAGGTGTATTTGGGCCACCTCTTCCTCCTCCTGATGATGTAACTCCATTAAATACAGAATTATCTCCTTCTCTTTCAGTTAAAGTTGGGTTATTACTACCTGTTCCTGAGGCTCCACCACCACCCACAGTAATAGAATAATTTGTGCCTGCTGTTACAGACATACCAGTGCCAGTTCTAAAACCACCTCCTCCTGCACCACCAGATGATGCACCTCCACCACCTGCAATTACAAGATAATCAACACTTGTAACACCAACAGGACAAGTCCAAACAGTATCACCTAAAAAACTTTCAATAACTACAACACCACCTGCATCTGCTACCGCAGTAGAAAAGTTAGAAAACAATAATTGATGTATTCCAGTCATTATGAAATATTCCCAGTAATATATACAAGACCACTACTTACAAACAGTAATGAAGCTACTCCATTTGGTGCTAATGTCATTGTAGAAGTTGCAGAAACTCCTCCTGATATAAAAGATGTAACATGACTTGAAACTGTAGCTGTCCCTGCAGTATTTACAAGACTGACAATTGCACCATCTCCCATTGCAACACTATCTGCTGATGCAATTAAAGCTGTTATACCACTAGATGACATTCTAACAAAATTACCGTTGTCTGTGGTAGCTATTGTAAAGTTAGCATCTTCAGATCTTTGTTGAGGTATTTTTCTTAAATCACCATCTTGATCTGATACTGTAGAAGCTCCTGTTATTGTATTTGTTACAGCTAAAGTTCCAGTTACAGAAGCATTAGTACCTACATTAAGTGTACCTGAAGCTGTTACATTATTAGTTATTCTAAATGAACCTCCTACTGAAGCATTACCTCCTACATCTAATGTACCGTTAATGTCGGCATTAGTACCTGCATTTAATGTACCTACTGAAGAAACACTAACAGCCGAATCTATAGTAGCTCCATTTATTGCAGGGCTAGTTAGTGTTTTATTAGTTAAAGTTTGTGTACCTGTATCAGAAACTAAAGTAGCATTCGCATTACCTATAGTATCTCCTCCAGGTAATGTCAAAGTATTAGTAGCTGAAACACCATGATCTGCTGCAGTAATTATCTGGCCATGTGAATTAACAGCACAATTAAGTTGTATTTGTCCTTCAGTAGAACCAGAACCTTTAATTTCTAAGATTTGTGTAGCAGGATCTACTGTTAAATTACCTGCATTGTTTTTAAGATCGCCTTCAACATTAAATGTACCACCTACAGAACCATTACCAGATACATCTAATGTACCATCTGCAGAAGTATTACCTAAAGAAGTTTCATCAGTTACATCTAGAGTTCCACTAATTGTAGCTGTTGCAAGATTAGTTGTACCACCAACTGCAAATGTACCACCTACAGTAGCATCAGTAGTAAATGTAGTCTTTGCTGAAAATGTTGATGGTGCTCCAGTTTCTATTGCAGATGCTATAATATCTCCAACAGCTAAATTTGCATTAACAGTTACGTTATTAGAAAATGTTGCACTTCCTGCTACATCAAGTGTTCCACTAGCAGATATGTTTGCAACAGTAGCTTCACCTGCTACATCGAGTGTTCCACTAGCAGATAAATCTTCAACATCCGTATCTCCAGTAACTCTTAATGTTGTTTCTACACTTACTGCTCCTTTGAGTGAAGAGGTTGCACTTACTGCAAGTGTACTTTCTAATGTTGCAGCCCCACCTACTTTTAATGTAGATTCAGCAGATAATGCATTAGTAACAGTTACTGCATCAGCAGAAATACTGTCAGCATTAATGACACCATCAATATATAAATCTTTAAATTGCTTTGCAGTTTTACCTAAATCTACTGCATTGTTAGTCTCAGGAAAAAATGCATTAGCATCTGCTTCATATTGAAGTGATGGCCCTATTTTACTTACTGGCCCACCTTCTCCTTCAGTGCCATCATGGCTATGACCTGTAGAGGTAGCAAATGCACTAACTAAACCATCAAATTCTCCATCTAAGTCAGATGCATTAATAACATTACCGTCAGCAATATTATTACCAGTGTCTTTTCTTATATATCCTGTACCCATAATAACTAATCCTTATCGTCTATCGAAAGTTGCATATTCTAAAATTGAAGCATCTAATGAAAATGGTGCATTTGTATCACTTACTAAAAAATTCAAAGAAACATTAAAACCAGACCCTATTGTTTGTGTTGTAAATACTTTTTTTAATTTACCACCAAATGTAGCTGTCCCATAAGTTGAAGTAGTATCACCATAAACAGATATTGTACTTGTAGTATTTGATAAAGTAATTGGTGCAGGTTGTACAACTCCATCTGTATCAAAGTCAAATAATAAACTAGAGTCTACTTCTACACTACCTATAGGATCTGTATATAAATGTAATTTATAAATAGTTTTTCTTAATTGTGGATCATTTAATGTCACAAAAGGTGTTGCAAAGTTTGCTTCTATATTTGCACTATCAAAACTATTACCGTCCTCCATTTTATAAACGTACCCATTACCATTTGTAAATACTATAGTTTCTATTTTATTTTTTAAATTGCTATCAGCAGCTACTGCTTTTATACCTCTTACTTCTGCCCACCCAAACATATTCCCTTCTGTTCCTGCTAATTGTGTTCCTAGTATTCCTGTATTGTTTCCTAATAATCTGTATTGAGATTTACCTTTTATAGTTATACTTGTAAAACTTGAATTACTAGATATTAAATTTACTATTTCTTTTTGAATAACTTTTGATATAACTGCTAAATCAAAATCTCCAATCTTATCTGTAGAACTTAATGATCTAATTCCATCTGGCCCTAAAAATACTACATCTCCTGCTACCTCTCTAATTGTATCGGAATCTACACAGCCAATATTGGTAGTTATAGGTTGTAATATAAAATCTGCAAGTGTATTTCCAACTAATCTTTCTATCTTATTTTCACTAAATATAATTAACTGCTCTCTAAAAGCTATAAGTCCTGTTATATTAGTACCTACACTTATGTTTCCTGCTCCATTACCTGGAGCAAAATCACTATCTGTGTAAGGTGCTGTAAAACTTAATACATCACCTTTTGAAAAAAATAAATGATTCTTAAAAAATGCTACATGCTCTGCTCCATTAACATCACTAGGTGCTTCAGTTAATGGTGTATATGTTGTTCCATCATATAAAAAAGGAAAGTTTGTACCATCTACCCCTGCTATTTTTTCTGTTGTACCTATTCTATATTTTGCAAATCTAGTAGTTTCTGTTCCTGTTCTATCACTTGTTAAAAAAGTTACACTAGCTCCATCACTAGGGCTACTTGCTAAGTCAGGAGATATGTTTAAAGTTGTACCTCCACTAGTAACAGTAGGTGTATTAGTGATTGTATATACTAAAGTTATACCTGCTACTGTAAAAGTATCTCCAGTTTTAGGAGTAGATGTTAAACCATCTATTGCTAATGTGCTTCCTGTCTGACTACCTCCATTTACTACAGGTGTTCCATACTGTGTTATATTTATTCTTGTATATCCTGTACCTGTAGAACGATATATGTGTCCATTTCTTGCAACGATAACAGAACTTTCCCATGCTGCTAACCCACTAGGATTTTCTCTATTAGTAGTAAAAGTTACGTCTGCTTGATCTGCAGGTGAACTTGCCAAACTACTTGTTAAACCTAAAGTTGATCTTTTAGTAGTTGAACTATAACTAACTGAAGACACAGTATAAGTACCAATGATTCCTGCTACTGTAAATACATCTCCTACTATAGGTGTAATATATAATCCTGCAACTACTAAGTTTGTACCTGTTTGACTAGCTCCGTGTACCTTTGGTTGTCCAAAAGAAGGTATTAAATTATTATCAAATTTAGTAAACCCTAATATTTTTTTATATCCACCTTCAACAGATGGTTCAAAGTTTCTTAAAATCCTAGCACTACCAGGTTGTTGCAAACCTTGCTGTAAAGGAGATAAGTTACTTACTAACCCACCTTTATATTCAAAAGCATATGTTTGTAATGCATCTGCCATTTATGAAGCCAATCTATAAACGTATGTACTTCTTTGTGATCTTGTTAACATAGTAGACCTAACATATGTGTTTTCATTTATAAGAACAATTCTCATGTTCTTTAATCCTGCTTCAAACTTTTCTTTTGCTACTAATGCATCTTGTGTATTACCTCGAAACATATAAGCATAATACATAGCACCATCTAAAATTACATTTCTATATATCTCTGGTATTTTAGGTACATCTGTTGCATCAATCATTTCAACACTAGTTAAATAATATTCATAAACAACTGTATATGCTTGGTCTGGTGCAGGTGATAAAACATATTCTAAACCTGGAGCTTTAGATACAAACACAGGAACATTATACAAACTAGTATCTGATGTATATTCTTGTTCAACAAATCTTTCTAAATATTCTTCATACCTTAATACTTTTAGTTTTTGAGTTCTATTATTTAAAGTATCACTCTCTTTAATTCTAAAAGTTTCAAAGTCTACTACAGTAGAATTTGCAGGAAAGCTGTATCGACTTACACCTGCAGATAAAGTATCTTCTTGTTCTACAAAGTTATAAGGCCAGTGTGGGTATTCTTGATCTATTTCTTGTATAGAAGCATTAACACTATCTTTAACTTGTGAATGAAAACCTGAAGTACTAGCAAAGTTACTAGTGCTAAGTTCTACTTCATTAAGTCTTCTATTAACTTCGTTAACAAGTCCTAAATAATTATATGCCATTAAAATTCCTTAATAGGTAAAGTAACAGTTCTTTCTGCTACTGTTCCACTTGTATCTAATATCTGACAATGTAATTTATATTTTGTATTGTTTGTACCTAATCCTAAATTAACAGTAGCTACTGTATTTGTATTAGATACTCCTACTAAATGTAAATTATTTACAATAGTCCCTGTATTAAATTGT